CATGAAAACGGCTGGAACTGGTTGGGGGCGACGCCCTACGCGCAGTCCGGCCCGTTTGAGTGGCCCGGCGAAATGGGCGGCGCTGACCGGCGGATGATGGTCAAGGGCTTCGTGGGCGACGAGGCGGTGCAAGGCCAGTCCCAGGCGACGTTTTACGGGCGAGAGTGGCCCAACGCCACGGCCACGACGTTTGGCCCCTACACGATCTCCTCGGCTCCGGTGGACGTGCTGTTTACGACGCGCGAACTTGAAATGAAGGTCGAGATCACGGCTCCGGCTGACGCACGGGTGGGGACGTTTCAACTGGATCTGCAATCGGTGAACAGGCGATGAACCTCCCCGCTCCGACACCAGACTATGATCCGCAAAACGAAGCCCAGACGCGCGCCACGCTCGAAACCGAAGACGCGGGCAATCACAAGAAGGGCAAGCACATCGAAGTCGGGGCGGGGTCTTACCTGATCCTCACCGACACGGTGACGGGCGCCCGCATGTCGCTGACGCTGGTTAGCGGCGCCCTGACGTTGACCGCTCTGTGAGCTGGGAACACGTCCGCCCGCATATCGAGGCGGCGCTGTCTGATGGCGGCAACCTGTGGGGCTTTGACGACGTCATCGGCGAGGTCGAGGCGGGAGAGGCTCACCTGTGGGTCTTTGAACGCTCTGCGGTGGTCACGCGGTTCCTGGAGGAGCCGAACGGGCGGACGCTGTTTTACTGGCTGGCGGGCGGCGACCTTGACGAGATCAAGGCCCGTGAGCCGGACATGGCGGCATGGGGCAAGGCTCAAGGCTGCAATCGAAAAATGTTGGTCGGGCGCCGGGGCTGGGAAAAGGCGCTGGGCTGGAAGGTTGCCGGTGTGATGCTGGCGGAGGTGATTGAATGAGCATCGGCTTCAATTTCGGCGGCAGCAAAAGCAAGTCGTCGTCGTCATCGACGTCCACTTACACGCCCAACAGCCAGACGGCGGCGCTGTTCAACCCGCTGTTCAACTCCATTTCGCAGCAGGCTAACAGGCCGTTCACGCCCTACACCGGGCAGCTGTCTTCGGGCATGAACAGCCAACAGCAGGCCGCGCGCGGGCTTCTGGACACCGGCGCCGGGATGGACGCGACCGGGCAGGCTATCGGCTCGGTGCAGGGCCTGCTTGGCTATCAGCCGAACCAGATCAACGCCCCGCAAGTGCTTCCCGCGTCGGTGGCCGATCCCAAAGCGTACCAGGCGCAACAGATGCAGTCGGCGCAAGCCGGTCCTGCCGCGATGGCGGGCTTTCAAGGCTATCAGCCGGTCACGGGTCAAGCCATGTCCGCCGGGCCTGCGCAGATGGCGACCGGGCAAGGCTATCAGGCCGGGCAGATGAACGCCGCGCAGGCCGGTCCCGCTTCGATGATGAACGCGGCGTCTGCCGGACCTGCGGCGCTGATGGGCGCGCAAGGCTATCAGGCGCAGAACGCGCAAGCCGCCTCCGCTGGCCCTGCGGCTCTCATGGGCGCGTCGGGCATTGACCGCCGGCAAGTGGGCAACGTCGGCGCCGACAGCATCGCCTCGGGCATGGGGGCCTATGCCAACCCCTACGAACAGCAGGTCGTTGACAGCGCCATGTCGGACCTTGACCGCCAACGGACGCGGGCGCTCAACAATCAATCCAGCCAGTTCACGCAAGGCGGGGCGTTCGGTGGATCGCGGCAAGGTGTCGCCGATGCGCTGACGAACGAGGCGTTTCTCAATCAAGCCGGATCGCTGTCGGCCAACCTGCGTTCCCAAGGGTTCAACACCGCTGCGGGCCTTGCGCAGTCCGACATTGCCGCTCGGCAACAGGCGCAAGCGGCCAACCAGGGCGCTGACCTGTCGGTGTTTGGCCAGAACGCGCAAAACCAGCAAGCGGCGATGATGGCCAACGCCTCGGCCATGAACAACCAAGGCCAGTTCAACGCCGGGCTTCTCCAGCAAGCCGGGCTCGCCAACCAGGACGCGCAGAACACGGCGGGGCAGTTTGGGGCCAACGCGCTTAATCAGGCGTCGGCGAACAATCAATCGGCGCTCAACAGCCAATCGCAGTTCAACGCCGGGCTTCTGCAACAGGCTGGCCAGTTCAACGCGGGCGCTCAAAACGACCGCTCGCAGTTCAATACCGGGCTTCAACAACAGTCGGGCCTCGCCAACCTCGACGCGTCCAATCAGGCCGCTCAGTTTGGCGCGCAGGCGGGCAACACCGCCAACCTCGCTAACCAGTCCGCCCAGAACCAGATGGCGCAGTTCAACGCCGGGATGGGTCAGGATATGGCTCTGGCCAACATGGGCGCCCAGAACCAGGCGGGGCAGTTTGGGGCGCAGGCGGCGAACACGGCGGGCCTGCAAAACGCCGACGCGCTGAACAGCAACAACCAGTTCAACGCGGGCCTTCTCCAGCAAGGCGGCATGTTCAACGCGGGGGCGGCCAACGACGCCGGGCAATTCCTCGCGGGCGCGCAAAACACGGCGGGCCTTCAGAACGCGTCGATGCAGCAACAGGCGGGCCTCGCCAATCAGGATGCGGCCATGCAAGCGCAGATGGCCAACCAATCGGCGGGCTTGCAGGCCAACAGTCAGGCGCTTCAGGGCGCGGGCCTGCTCGGCAACCTTGCCCAGCAACAGCAGGGCATGAACCTCAACGCCGCCAACGCGCTGAACGCGTTCGGAACGCAGGGCCAGGAACTCGACCAGGCGTCGCTCGACCGGCTCTATCAACAGTACCTGCTCCAGCAGGGCTACGGCCAACAGCAAATCCAGAACCAGCTTGGCCTGCTCGGCTCCATCGATGAGCTGTACGCGGGCGCGAACCAATCGGGCACGGAGCGGGGCAAGCAAAGCGGCACGCAATGGGGCGTCTCGGCGAGCTACACCTATGGCGGGGGTAAATAATGGGCATCTACGACAAGCTCGACCGGTTCCTTCCGTTCGACCGCTACCTTGACCCGCTGTTCGGGGGTGGCGGTGGTCAGGCGCAACCGCCGCGCATGGTTCCGCAGCGTTCCATGATGGGGCCGGGCGTGGGTGGCGAAATGCCACAAGCCCGGATGCAGGCAGGCCCCGCGCGCCCGGAAAAGAAGGTGCCCAAGGTCTCCAAGCTGCGGGTGCTGGATCGGGTGCTGGGAGGCCAGACGTTCAGCGAGGCGCTGGACATGGAACGCGCGCGGCCCATGCAGGAAGAGCGCGCCCGGAAACTGGCGGAACTGGCCAGCCAGGTGATTACCGATCCGCGCGAGTGGATGGTGTTCCAGTCCGACCCGGAAGCGTGGGCGAAGGAGAACGCGACCCGCTACGCGGCGGCCAATGTCGGCGGCGGTGATAGTCGTATTTTCGGAGAGAATGGCCCCGCCTACACCGCGCCCAAGTACGGTTTTGAGGGCGATCAGGCCGTTAGCGTCGGCCCGGACGGGCTCAACATCCTCGGAACGCGAAACCCGTCTTTCCAAGAGCAAACGGCCCGCATGAACGCCGAACAGCCTATGGCCGTCAGCGACGGGACAGAACTTTACGACCCGCGAGCCCGGCAGGTTGTTTACCGCAACCAAAAGAACTTCTCGCCGCCTCGCGTTGGCGGTGGGCGAGCGGCTAGCGGCCCCAAACTTCCGACCGGCTTTATCCTGGATGGCAACTGATGGAATACCGTGAAGGCCAGACGGCGACCAATCCAAAGACCGGCCAGAAGATCGTCTATCAGGGCGGGTTCTGGGTCGCTGCGGGCGGCCCGGAATCTGCGTTGGAGACCGGCGAATATCGCTCAAAGCTCGCGACCGAAATGGCCAAGAAGGACATGGGCCGTATCGAAAGCGCGTTTGACGCCGAGCGGAGCGGGTACGCGCTGGAGGCGACCGCCGATCAAGCGGCGCGAATTTTGCCGAACACGCCGACCGGCCTTTTTCCTGACGCGCGCATTGCGTTGGGCAAGGCCGTGCCGTTCTTGTCGGCCCTGCCCGGCATTCCAAACCAAGAGCAGACGGCCAATCTCGAAACGACCCGCCGACTGGGCGCGATGGGCACTCTTGGCGACGTTGGGAAGCTGAAGGGGCCGCTGTCGGAAAAGGAACTGGCGTTTATCCAGACCATGCAACTCAATCCCGGCGCGTCTCGCGAGGAGAACCGCCGGGTTATCGAGACGATGAAGTGGACGGCCAAGCGCCAAACTGCCTACGGCGCCGCGCTGCAAGAATGGACGCGTCGTCTCGGCTCGCCGTCTGCGCGGAATGCTCAAGGCCAATCCTTCGACGCGTGGTGGGGCGGTTATTCGGCGCGGGCTATTCCGCCTCCTGGCGTGCGTCCGGCGGGTGGTGCGCCCGCTCGCCCGCCTGCCAAGCCTGCACCCGCCAAGCCTGCCGCTGGCACGCGCCTCCGCTACAATCCCGCCACGGGAGACTTTGAGTAATGCCCATTGAGGTCGAAGGCCCGGACGGCGCGCTGTATGAGTTCCCGGACGGAACGCCGCAAGCGACCATTGCCGGGGCCATGCGCAAGCGTTACCCGGCCCCAAAGGCGGTTCCTGTTGCCAAGCCCAAAGGCCAAGGCAGCTACGCCTCGCCGTTCGACCTGTCGGGCGGTCAATCCCGCACGGCTATTCCCAAGGGCTCCTACTACCGCGACCCTGACGGCAACATCCGCGTTAACGAGAACTTCGACGCGGGCAATCCCATCATCACCGCGCCGCGCAAGGCGGGCAAGCGCGGCAAGAGCGTGCCGTTCCTGAACGAAGCGGCGGGGCTGGCGGCGAACCTTAATCGCGGGCTGTTCAACGTCGGCGACGAGTTCACTGGCGCGCTCGGCACAGCGGTTGACACGCTGACCGGCAAGGTCAGGCCGCGCGCCATGCCGGGAGATAACGCAATCATGCCCGTCTTGCGGGGCGTGGGCGATGCGTTTGACCGCAACATGGCCACGACGCGACGTGTAGAGGATGACGCGCGCGAGCGTCGACCCTTGGCCGCTGGAGCCGCGCAGGCTCTTGGAACGACGGCGTCGATCTTCGTTCCTGGCGGCGCGCTTCCTGCCGCCGCAACCCGAGCTGGAGCGGCTGGCCAAGCCGCGCTCGTCGGGGCCACGCAGGGCGCTGTTATGGGTGCGCTTGATCGCGGCACAATGGCCGAGCGCGGGCAGGCCGCGCTTACGGGCGGTCTGGTCGGCGGAGCCCTTGGCGGCGCGCTTGGCGGCGCTATCGGAGGCCCGCCGCGCGTCAAAAGCACGCCCAAGGTTGACCCGAACGTCAGGCTGTTGGCCGAAGAGGGTGTGATGATGACGCCCGGCCAAATCCGGGGCGGCATCGCCAAGTCGCTGGAAGACAAGATGACCTCTATGCCCATTCTTGGGGATGAGATTCAGCGCGCACGCATCTCGGCGATGGGTGATTTTACCCGCGCGCCCATCAACCGCGCCCTGCGCGAAATCGGCGACGATCTGCCGCCCGGTATGACCGGAAACGAGGCTATCGCGTTTGCGCAGCAACGGTTTAGCGAAGGCTATCAGGCGGCGGTCCCATCGGCGCCGATCCGGCTTGCTGACGAGTTCACGGCCAGCTTGGAAGATGCGGTCATGCCCTCGGTTCAGACCCTCACCCCGCAAAGCCGGGCGCGGCTGCAAAACATTCTTGCGCAACGGTTGAACAGCCGCATGGACGGCGACGTCTTGAGCCCAGAGGCTTACAAGCGCGTCCAGAGCGAATTGGATTTTGAGATCAGGCGGTTTTCGCCGTCGCAGGATGCGGACGAGCGCGCCATCGGCGAGGCGCTTGGCGGTGTCAAAAAGGCCATTGCCGACGCCGCCGAAATGCAAGACCCGCAGTTTGCAGCCAAGATTACCGCGCTCAATCGTGGGTACGCCAATTTGGTGCGAGCGGAGGGCGCCGCTGCGCGAACGGGCGCAGAGGGCGGGGTGTTTTCACCTGCGCAATTCGACCAGGCGGTAAGGGCCGGGGACCAGACGACGCGCCGTCGTGGGTACGCAGCGGGTAACGCTCTGGGGCAAGACCTTGCCGACGCCGGGCGGGCCGTGTTGCCAAGCAAGATTCCCGACAGCGGCACGGCAGGGCGCGGCTTTATCGGGCTGGCGCTGGGCGGTGGATCGGCGTTGGCTGGCGGGCCGCTGGGGATGCTGGCCACGGCGGGAGGGCTCAAGGCCGCCTCGCTACTCTACACGCCTAGAGCGGTCGAGCTGGCCAACCGCGCGCTGCGCGAACGGCTTTCGCAGCGAGAGGCGCAAGCGGTTGTTGAAGAGCTCCGCGAAATCGCGCAGCGCAACCCTCAAGCCCTGGAATTGCTGCGAGAAGTCGAAACTACGATTTATCGCGGCGCTGGAGCGGCTGGGTCACAAACCGCCAACCCTCCGCGCAAAGTTCCCGCACAAAGATAACGGCGAGGGCCACGCCCCAAACCATGAAGAACACGCCAGGCAGCCACTTATTGTTGGCGTACATGTAGCTGCCGAGTTCCCAGCGGACGGGTTTCATTCCCCCGCTATACACCACGCCCGCCAAATCGAAAACGGGCGGCGACCCCTCCTGACATTTCCAGAGCGAGTGCGCGCTTATGCCTTTGTCGGCCGAACTGATTTCCGTGGGTCTTGCCGTCGTCGGGGCCGTTGTCTGGCTGATACGCCTGGAGGGCCGGGTGAACACGACAGAGCGCGACCTCGCGTCCACCAATGCCAAGACAGAGGCCGAGGCCAAGGCGCACCGGGCGACGGCTGACGCGCTGATCCGGGTCGAGGAACAGCTTAAGTACGTCCGCGAGCTGCTCGAGCGGCACTTCGTCATCGAGGAGCCGGCCCCGCGCCGTCGTCGCACGGGCGGGTCGGGTTCGTGAACCTCAAGGGCTGGCCGGGCCTGATCTGGCACTCACCCGGCAAGCTATGGGCCGGGATGCTGCGGGCCGGTTCGCTGGCAACGTGGATGCAGTTCGGCGCCGGGGTTGCGGCTACGTCGGTCGCGGTGGGGATCGCGCTTATCGTCTGGCTCGGGCCGTGGCCTGATAGCTCGGCGGGCCAACGCCTCGAACTGCTGGGCCAAGGGCAGATCATGGCGTGGGTTACGATCCTCGTCGCTCTGGCGGCCATTGCCGGGCTTCGTCTGGCCTTCTCTGGCGGCAAAGACGGGTTCCGGGCTGGGGTAGAGCGGGACGACGACGACAGCCCGCCTACGGTCAAGGTTGAGACCGTCACCACCACGCAAATCACCGAAGACGCCAAGCCTTAGACAGCCCTGAAGCCTTCGGTCCCGCGCCGATTGGCCGGGCTGATCTTTCGATAGGTGACTGATGGCCGACCCCAATCTCAAAGAGTGGGCGACCGACCGGCAAGCCGAAATCATCGACGCGGTGATCGAGCACGGATCACACCGCAAGGCGTCCGCTGCTCTAGGGGTGCATAACTCCTACATTGACGCCGCAATGGCTGCGGTGAAGGCCAAGGCCGCACGGGCGGGCTATGCGCCAGGCCACTTCTCCGCAGGCGTGGCGCCGGGCTACGCCATGGGGAAGGTGACGATCCAGCGCAGCGCCGCCGGGGTTGAGCGGGTGTGGGAACGGCAAAGCCCGCAACAGGGCGACCGGCTCCGCGACATCGAGGCGATGGTCAAAAGCGCCGCAGCGGATGCGCAAGGAATGTCCCGCCTTCGCGATGGGCCAGAGGCCCCGGCGGGTCACTTGCTGGCGTCCTACTGGTTCGGCGATCCCCACTTCGGCCTTGGGTCTAGCGCCGAAGACGGGGGCGAAACGACCGACATTGACGAGGCCGACCGGCTCACCCGCGCGGCCATCGACAACATGGTCTCACGGGCGCCGCAGACCTGTCGGGCGATCCTGGGGTTCATCGGCGACAACCTGCACGCCAACGACGGCTCTGCGCTGACGCCGGGCCACAAGAACCCGCTGGACGTTGACGTGCGCGGGTACGGCGCGGCCTTCCTCTCCTGCACGCGGGCCATCTGCTACGCCATCTCGCGGGCGCTGGAAAAGCACGACCAGATCGATGTCTGGATCATGCCCGGCAACCACGACCCGGATGCGGCCTTTGCTATCGCGGTCGCGGTGTCGATGTTCTTCGACAACAACCCGCGCGTGACCGTCCGACTGTCGAGGGATTACCTCTGGTGGACGACGTTCGGAAAGAACCTGATCGCGGCTCACCACGGCGACAAGATCAAGCCGATGGAGCTTCACGGCGTCCTGTCGAATGACTGCCAGTCGGTATGGGGCGAGTGCGAATATCGCTACGTCTTCCGGGGCCATATCCACCACGACACGGTCATCGAGTACCAGCGGACCCGGATGGAAAGCCTCCGCACGCTGGCCAAGTCCGACGCCTGGCACCGTGGGCAGGGCTACCGCTCGATGCGAGACACCCGCGTCATCATCTACCACGAACAGTTTGGCGAGGCGTGTCGCTACACGGTCAGCGCCGCCATGCTGGAGGCCGCATGACCCCCGAAGAAGCCCAGCGCAAGCACAACGAATGGTACGCCAAGCGCGCCGAGTGGGTTCAGGCGATGGTCGATGCAGGCTTCCGCGTGAAGCTGAAGCGGCTCGGCAAGGGCAAGCATCCCGCACCCGCTGAACTGCCTGTTGATCCTGAACCCGGCTGATGTGGCCCCTAGTCCACGTCGTTGAAGGCGTCCTGATCGGGGTGGGGGTCTCATGGCTCTGCTGGCGTTCGCGTTCGGCTATGCGCTGGGTGTCGGCTCTGTTGTCGCGGGCGCTGTCGTTCTGGCGCGGTGGGCGATGAGGCGGGCGGTTGATCCTAGCCGGAAGCCGTAACCGGGACGCCTGCCGCGCTCGCTACTCCGCACATGTCTGCCGTCCCGCGTCCGCCCGGAAAGGCTTGAACGGCGGTCGGCTTGAACGTCTCGAACATGCGGCGGTTACGGCGAGGCCCGGCGGCGCGGCCAAGAGCCTTCCAGTGCGCCGGGTAACACGCGCCCTTCACGCCACGGGAAACGGCCCATTCGTATGCAAGCTGGTCGGCGCCCTGAAACCGCTTGTCGGCGGGATTGTAGCCGACCCCTAGGGCCATGCCCGGCGAGCGCGCCAGCCATTCGTCAAGGGTGGCGAAGACGTGGTCCCGGTCTGCGTAGTCCCGACCACCGCAAACGAGCAATCGAACGGCCACTCTTCGCTCCGAAGGAAGTAGGCGGCGACCCTACCGAGACCCAGTAAGGCCGCCGCCTGAAGACGGCCCACCGTCATCGGATAAACGCCCGGCTCCCGGACGTGCCCTTGCGGGGCTCTATGCCGCCGTCCCCAACGCCTTCACCACGGACAGCAAGGCTTGCCGCTCAGGCGTCAGGGCTCGCGCCACAGCCCCAACACCATACCTCAAACTCACAGGACGACCAATGCCCTATGCACTCGGCGCCCGCTCGCTTGAGCGACTGCAAGGCGTCCATCCCGATCTGGTCCGCGTGGTCAAGCGCGCCATCACCATGACCGATCTGGACTTCACCGTTCTGGAGGGGCTCCGCACCCTCGCCCGGCAAAAGCAGCTCATGGCGCAGGGGGCTACCAAGACCATGAACAGCCGGCACCTGACCGGCCACGCGGTTGATATCGCCCCGATGATCGACGGCGCCGTGTCGTGGGACTGGCCGCTCTATCACCGGCTGGCAAAGACCGTGAAGGCGGCCGCCGCCGCCGAGGGCGTTCCGCTGCAATGGGGCGGTGACTGGCGCACGTTCAAGGACGGGCCGCATTGGGAATTGCCGTGGGCGCAGTATCCGAAGTGACCGACCTCATCCCCGGCGTAGCGCAGGCGCGCACAGCCGGGCGCGTCGCCCTGTGGGTCGTCGTGGCCCTCGTCGGCGTTCTGGGCGTCCTGAGCCTCGCCAGCGCGATTGCCGACCCGTTCGGCTGGCAGAAGGCCCGAACCGATCAGGCCATCGCTGACGCGGCCAAGGCGAAGGCCGAGACAGCCATCGCCGAGGGGCAGGCCGCCGCGACGCAGGACGCCGCCGACATCACCCAGGCCGGCGCTGGCCGCGACACTCAGACCATCATCATCCGGGAGGCCAACCGTGCCGCCATCCTCGCCGCGCCGGGCTCTGGCGTTCGTCTCGATCCTGGCCTTGTCGGCGCCGGCAATCGCGGGCTGTGCCGGTACGCCGCGTACACCGATCATCCTCGCTGCGCTGAAGTGCGGCCCGCTGATCCCGCAGAGCTACCGCAAGCCGGTTCCCCCGGCGGACCTTCCACCCCCTGACGCGACGGCCGGCGACGTCTACGCGGCGCTCGATGGCCAGACCGCCGCACTCGATCAGGCCAACGGCCGGACGGCAGACGTGATCGCCATCGCCGAGGCCTGCGACAAGCGGCAGGCGGAGGTCATGGAAGCGGTCGCGCCCAAGCGGCCGGGGTGGTGGCCGTTCTGACCTTCACGGGCCGGGCCTCAACCCCTCCGTCCCGATACCCTGTGAAGACTGGCCCCTACGCTCCGGCGTGGGGGCCTTTTCTGCGTCTGGGACGCGAACAGCCCCGGAACAAAGTTCGGGACTATCTCGGGGCGTTTGATCCGATCAGGCGCGTCTGGATGCGGTTTGTTCCCATCGCGGGGTGGTGCTGAACGGGCCTCGAACGGGCCTCAATCCCTTGCTGGGTCATGGGTTCGACTGGTGCCGGCTGCAGGAATCGAACCCGCGACCTTCGGTTTACAAAACCGCCTGCTATTTGCCCGCAACGCCTTTCCCCGCTTGCCCTTGCGGCGTTTCGTCCCGAGCGGCTTCGGGAATATTCCGGGACTCGTCGTCTTCGATGAAGCCCCGGAGGTCGTCGTTGAGGACGTGCGCGTACCTCTGCGAAGAGTGGATCGAGGCGTGCCCCAGCAGGGCCTGGACGGCCTTAAGGTTGCGCGAGCGGCGCAGGACGGCCGACGCTGCGTGGTGCCGGGCGCCGTGGATGCGCCGCGTTCCAGAGATCCCGGCGGCGTCGGCGGCATGGGTGAGGCGGTACTCCACCTGAGACCGGGTGAACGGGACGAGCTTGGTCTCGCGGCCGACCTTGCGCTCCTCGAACCACAGGTGCGGCAGTCCGGCGGCGCGCGCCCGTCCAGCCAAAGCGGCGAGGTCGCGGGCATGGTCGCGGCGCAGGGGGACGTGCAGGATCACGTCGCGCTTGCGGCCCTTCTGCAGCGTGAGCGTCGGCTCGTCGGCATCCAGGTCGAGCTGGTCGGGGTGAAAGAACAGTTCGCCGAACCGCAGGCCGTTGACCAGCAGCAGGCGCAGGGCGGCCTTCATCTCATCAGGGCAGGCGTCCAGCCAGGCGGCCTGCTCGTCGGCGCTGTAGACGCGCGAGAGGGCGCGGGGCTCGCGCATCCGAAGGTCGCGCCAGTCGATCTCGGGCAGACCGTGCGCAGCGCCCTTGCCGCTCCAATGCGTCCGGGCGCGCTTCAGGATCGGCCGCAGGGTTTCGACGACGTCGCGGTTGACCGTCGCGTTGGACGGCAGGTATTGCCGCGCGCCCTTCTTCTTGGACCTGATGAGAACCTGGCCCCGGCGCCGCTCGATGGCCAGCGCGACGGCGGCCTGATCGATCTCGGCGAGCGTGCGGCCCTTGCCGAACAGCTGGACCATCCGCTCGATGCGGCGCTCGACGTCGCGGGCGTCGCCCCTGTGGATGCCCACTTCTCGCCACCAGCGGCCGGCGGCCTGATCGATCGACATGGCGGCGACGCTGCCGAGCGTGCCTGTCGCGGCCTCGATGCGCCGCTGCCGCTCTACGGTTTCGGCGGCACGACGCGAAGCCTGGCCGGTCGATCCGTGAAACCTCTTGCCGGCGATGACGAAGTCGAACTGCCAGAAGCGGCTTTTCGCGGGCTTGTAGACGGACATGGGGCGTCCGGTCCTTCGGTGAGAAAGAGGCGAATATCGGCCTCGGTGTAGGCGCGGAAAGATCCGCGGCGAACGGCTCGGATCGCTCCGGCGTCAGTGAGGGCGCCGAGCGTGCGGACGTCAAGGCCGAGAAGTTCGGCGGCGGCTTTGGCGGTGAGCAGCAGCGACGATGCGAACGCCCTCGAGATCAGCGCGTCGCTCGCCGGCATGGCCACCTCAGCCTGGGTAAAGCGTGCGGCCCTGCTCATCACCTACCCCTTGTCTGAGAGGGCGGCGAGCAGCAGGTCCCGCGCATCGACAAGCCGGGTTAGTTCGTGCTGGTCAGGGTTTGCCAACATGCGAGCGGCCTTGCTCACGGCCCTCTCTAGTTCCTCTATGCGAGAGGCGGCGGCGGTCAGCGCCTCGCGCATCCGGCGGACCTGTTCGGACAGCGGCACGTCTCCCCCGTCTGGCGGGTCCAGAAACTCGCAGCCGCCGATTGCCGCGCTGACCGCATCGCACTCGCTGCACGGCTCAACGGGGCGGGTGTTCCAGGCTGTGATGGCTTCGGGCATGGTAGAGGAGGATGACACGGGGCCGCCCGCGTGGCACCTCACGCAGAGGACATACGGGGCTGAACCGGAGGTTGGTGTAATCGCCTTCGCCTCGCCCCCGCAGAACGGGCAGGGCTTCAGCTTCTCTGTCATGGTGTGTTCCTTGCTCATGCGAACAACTCCCCCTGCTGGCCCCGTTCGGCCTCTGTGGCGCGGTGTTCGGTCATGCGATGTCCTGCCCGTTGATGTGGCAGAGGAAGTCGCAGGCTGGCGCGATGGGGTCAGTCGTCGGCCAGTCGGCGGGGATTTCGTCGATGAACCCGCGAATGTTCTTCGTCCGCCCGTCCGGCAGGGTCTCGCGGTCAAGGATAACCAAGCGGGCGTTTAGCTCGCGGGAAAGGCCCGCCGTCTTGGCGAAGCGGTCGGGGAACACCTTGCGGAACAGAGACCAATAGTCGGGGCTGGTCGCCTTCACGCAGCCGCTCATCAGGCAATTGGCGTTCGGAAAGCCCATCGCGTAGGTGCGCGGCGGCTCGATGCCGACGTCCTGGATCATGGCGAGGCAGTTGGCCTTGCTGATCTCGCGTTCGATCAGCGGGGCGCGGACGATGAGGTCGGGATAGTTCTTCTGGAACGCCTCAAAGCGCGCCCGGTCCCGGCTGTCCCATGTGTACCCGAACACATGCACGTCGCCCGGCTTCTGGAACGCCAGCCGGGGCGTAACCTTCTGCTCCATCGTGCAGGGCGCGCCAGCAATCCCCGCCATGTATCGACGCTTCGTCCAGACCGCGTAGTTGTCCTCGAACTGCTCGTTTTTCAGGAGTAAGATTTCGCGGTTGAACCAGCGTTGGCAGTCGGCGCGGAAGCGGGCGTTATCCTCGTCTTCCGTCCCGGTGTCGCAATGGACAATCAGCGCCTCGGGCTCGTCGCGCAGCAGCAGCTTGCAGGTGATGGCGCTGGCGATGCCGTCCGAAAACCACCCGATCTGACGGGCGGCCCCTCCCTCCGCCTCACGACGATGGACAGCGGCTGTAAACCTGGCTCTCTCTGACGGGCTGGCCATTAAGCTGCCTCCGAACGGGTGATGATGTTTTCGACGGCCTCAATGCGCCGGCCGATCCAGGCCATGACCGGAACCGCCATGCTGTTGCCCAGCGCCTTGTAGCGGGGGCCGTCCGGGGCCATGCCGCGCCGCCAAGGGATCAGGGTGTAGTCGTCGGGGAAGCCTTGAAGCCGCTCGCACTCGCGGGGCGTGAGGCGGCGGACGGCGGACTGATGTACAACCACATCAGGCCCGCGGTCAGCGCATGGCGAACCGTCGTGGCGCCGGGTTAAACTGCGAGCAACAACGGGCGCGGCTAAAGGCTGGACAACGTAGTCCCCGCCCTGATTGCCCCCCGCAGGCCCCGCGGCCATGACGGGCTGCGCTATGTCGGTCTCCCGGCCCTTGAAGTCCTTGCCGCTGTTCATCGGCATGATCGAGAAAGCTACAGCGGGCGCATGAGCTCCAGCCGCGAGCGGATGGCATGGGTCGCCGGGCTGGGGGTTGCTCCGGTTCGCCGCGCTGGTCATCTGCGTTGTGTCAA